GTATCGGCATCCCACTCAAAATAGTCACCTGAGGTGTCACCCCACAGTTTCACATCATGTCCAGCACCCGACGACCCCAACGTCAAAGTGTTGTTCAACTGAACAGCACCCGTCACAGTACCGCCCGTGAGTTGTAAAACTCCGGGCGTAGTGTTGACGAATGCTTCGATGTCGTCAAAGTTGGTGTTCATCTGCGAGGCAACGATTGCGGTGCCCGACGAGAACGTATTCGTTACTCCTAATACTGCCATTTATCTACCTTAGTCGGCGTGGAAGGTACGTAAACGCTAAAGCGTTTACTTCCCACGTATGATTTGTCAATTTTGGACCGTCAATCCGCATACTTACTGCCTGCGCTGTCCCGATTGTCGGCAAACGCTTAACATCAGTCACAACTGCCTCTGCGTCAGCGGCCCACAACGCTAAAGTTGCTGAACCTTCGCCACTGTCATCCCACACGGCGGTGTTCCATACGGACGTTGAGTCGCGGCCCGCGACCACAACGTCGAATGTCTTATACGCCTGTGCCTTATCAAAGTCACGATAGACGCTTACACCCAACGTAATAGCCGATTTAGCCAATGTCACCATGCGGGCTTTGCCCCACCGTTTCTTAACAATTGGGTTCTTTGTCGTTATCCACGGGGTTGTAAAGTGGGAATCAATGTGGGCTTCTGAGGAGCCAAGGTAGCGGTCTGTAACCCGCGTATCATCCGCATCCATGTGAACAACGCTGCCTGTGTTTGTAACACAGCCACCGACTGCAATCGGAGTAGAGTTCGGAGGTCGATACGCATACAGCGGCCCCGCGTCAATATCTGTCGTCGTCCACGCACCACCCTCACCCAACGACGGATCGTACACTAATGTGCGTCGTACGGTAGCGGCCCCGCTGGCAGTCCAATCAACCGATACGTACAGACGGTTGTTGGCCCATGCCAACTGAGGCGGATTCGTAAACGTAATGCGTCCGTCGTCAATAGCGGGCTGTAACTTGTTGAACACCCAATGGAACCGTTCCCCGTCATACAGGTAGACGCCTTGATGTCCGTGCCATGTGAACACCCCGTAGGGGGTGGACACGGGGCTAGAAAGTGCTACTGAGCCGACTGAGTTCGATAGTTGAACTACTTGGAAAGAATCGGAGTCGAAGCCAAATACGGCATACGCACTGTTGTTCTTAAACACGACCAGACGGTCGCCGTGGGGAACCAACCCAGTAATGTAGTCACCGTGTTCGCCCTTATCAATGTCCACATAGTCGGATGCTGACCATTTTTCGGCATCGTTCAGGTTCGACCAACGCAGACGAAACTTTTCGCCTTCAATGTTGCCAACCCAAACAAAGTTGTTCCATGCCGCGATATACTGCGCCTTCGGCATATTCCCTGCCGAACCGTCAGTTGTAGTTCCCAAGTCGGCGTCGGTGGAACCATCCCACTTGAACGACACCTTGTCGTATGAGACACCGTATGCGATGTTATTGAACGTAACCCCGTATACGCGCGAACCCGCAGTTCGCGCCGTAATGTTCGTCAAGGCGGTAAAGTTAGTGGTTGCAGAATGGGCAACGGCGGTACCGTAGTTGACCATCAACTGGTTTGTGGCACCGTCAGTATGGAAGCCCCAAATGCCCTTTACATCAGCACTCAAAGCCGTAGAGTTACGTCGGTCGATGCCGTTTCGCATGGCGATCCCGCCACGGGGATCGACACTGACGTTCATCATGTCGGGGGATTCGTTTTCGGCAAGGTCGAACTGATCTGCCCGCAAATTCAGGCCACCCGCAAATGATTCTAATGTCGCCAACCTGAAGTCGCGTTTAGCCATAACGAGTTACCAAACAATCCCACCCGTGCTTGCATACCGCAACGCCCCATACCCAGCCAAATAGCGGGTGTTCGTGCGGGAATTAGCGATCATTGGTTGAGGTGCAGGCGTGTCAGCATACCTGCGTGCCACGTTGTCAAGTTCGATCTGAAACTGCTGCATGTACTGACTCGCCATCAGCGGGTCTTCCTGCTGCAAATATGCCTTCGCCAACCCGTAGGTAGCGAGAATAGGATGGAAAGCGTCAGGTAGATCAGGTTCTGTGCCGTCGTCTGTCCCGACCCCGAAAGCGGTCGGATTACGGATAGCGCGTACAGTGACCGTCAGAGTGTCGCTGTCAGGAGTCGGATAGAATCGTACGGTGTCGTTCCAGATGCTGTACTCCCACGGTTCACCTGAAGTGGAGACATCCAGCGGATGATTGAATTCTGCTGCATCTCTTCCAACGTACGCTAGTACATGGTCGTCGGTGCGTAGTGCTACTATTTCTCGTAGCCCCGTCCCTTGGATAACGTCTGTTCCGATATAGGCCAGCGTGTAGTCCTTTTCTCCCGATGTGGTAGTAAAGGACGTTATGGTTTCAAAGAACGGCCAACGCTTCTCGCTGAAAACGATAGTGTCGAAACCCTGCCCCAGCATGGTGTCAAGCACCGTGTCCGATACGTCGGTGGAGTCGATGTCGATAACAGAGCGGATTTGGTCCCGCATCTGTTTAATAGTCATCGCCATTAGAGTACCGCCTTTGCCGCCTGTCGTGTATGTGAGGCACAGAGAACAGACCCAGCAACGGGGCGCGCTTTACACGCCGCCCCGCTGCGGGTCGAAGCAGAACAAAGTGTGGTCTGAGGGGGTTCCCACTCGTCAACGAGTTCTGAAACCCCTGCCACCAAACGGGCGCCTTTAGCGACCCCCATCGCATACGTAGCGGGAGGAGCGCCAACCGACCCTGCTGGGATAGCGTCGGGTCGGGATGCAAGCGCGGGAACGCTATGGCGTACCATTTGTTTCCGTTCTGCTAGACAGTTTGTGGGGGCGGGACTTCCGCCCCCACAAACAAATTGTTATCAGGTAATGCCAAACATGTAACCCTGACGAGCGCGGTTGCTGCAAGTCAAGTTACCGTAAGACAAAATCTGCGCGTAACGCGCATCCTGATTGGTGGGCCGCACGAACGGTGTTGGCTTGAACCAAACGTCCGAATGAGCCACAAGGCGCAGATACTTGGTGTTCAGGAACATCAATTCTCCTGAAGTGCAAGCACTGTCGAATGTGACGGGTGCGCCCTTGTAAAGCAGATTCTGGAATCCAGCGTCTGCCGTACCAGCATCCGAATACCGCAACTGCGGCTGAAGCAGAGCCTCATAGGACTCGTATACAGCCTGCGTGCCGATCAGGATGGTTGGCTGGTCGTTGCCGACTGAAACGGTGTTGTAGACATTTGCCATTGTAGCAAGTGCCAAAGCGCCACCTTCGTCGGTTTCCGTCGATGCCCACCAAGAGTTCCCCGTATCAGTCGGATCAATCCCACCGAGGGCTGTGTTGGGCTTGGTAACAATCAGATCCAGACCAATCCAGTCCTTGCTGCTGTTACCCGTGCCATCACCCCAAAACATGGTGTTCATGTTCTCAATGACGGTTTCCTCAGCCTGCATGATCTTGCCTTCCAGCAGATCAATGATTTCGGCTTCGCCGTTGTTCTTTGCTTCTTCAATACCGTTGATCGTGATAGTGACCGCGTACTGCTTCCAGTCGTACTCAGCGGCAGAAATGCCAGTCTGAGCAGTCGTGGAAATGGTATCCGATCCACTATACGAGGCAGCGGTGCTGTTGGTCCCATAGATGAGCGGAACAACGATCTTTGCACCACCACTGATGCGCCGAATGGTCTGTCCATTGGTCAGCGCGTAAAACAGTGGTCGGGCAGAGAAGATGTTGTCCGTCAACTTAGGGATGTAGTTCTTCAACGTGGTTGATAGAATCTGATCGAAATTATCATTTCCTGCCATGCTGAATCACCCCTTTCAAATATAGTTGGTTAGTTGTTAGATTCTTCTAAAGCCAGACGGTATGCGTCACGGATCGAAGACACCGCGCCGACAGCACGTTCCACATTATCCGAGGTTGAACCTCCCGTAGTCGAATCGACCACGTTCGCAGCCCGCTTCTCTTCCATAATATCAGCATTCCTAGCCCTATCCTGCATCGCCCCGTAGGTCATATGCGTGTAAGCGGCATCCAAATTGCCTATGTTGTTGCGAAGAGCGTGTGCGTATAGTTCACTCTCGTTAATATCAGTTCCGTACTTATTGCGCAGCGTCTGCAAGTCCTTCTGCAAATTCTGCTGTCTTCCCGCTCGTTCTTGTTCTTCAATGGAAGTTTCAATTCGTCGCAAGCGTTGTTCTTCGGGGTCCAAATCTTCAAATGTTTCCACTTGAGTAGTCTGGTTATCCTCGTAGGTCAGTCCAAAAGCGTTGGTCAATGCGTCGATTGCGCCAACTGGATCAGCCTCTAATGCTTGTACGATTGCCTCTCCTTGAGCCAATCTCTCGCGTTCGGATGCCAACTCCTGCGTCTTACGGGTGTAATCCGCCTGACGTTGGTACCCATTTTGAAGTTCATCCAGTGAAACCTGCTGTTCTACCCCGTCTACTTTGACGGTATGCAAGTTTCCTGTTGGTTGTTCTTCATTTTCCATGTGGAATCCTTTCGGTTGTTCCTATTGTAAAGAAAGTAGTGTCCCAAATCACAGATTTGGTAGTTCCATACCCATCTGATTCTGCAATTGGGCCAACAATTCGGGCGGTACCCCGCCCGTAGCCTCAAACACCTGATCTGGCGGGGGTGCTGGACCCATGCCGCCTGCCATCGGCGGCGGCATCATGCCTTGCGGCGGTCCTCCCTGTGGTGGCCCCTCCTCAGGAGGAGGCCCACCCTGCGGAGGCATCGCAGGCTCTTGCTGCACCAAGAACTTTTCAGGGTTTTGCACCCCAAACCCGTACGAAAGCACATACCGTGCCAACTCAGCAGGATCAATAATCATGCCGACCAATGGAGCCAAGGCGTTCATCAACGAAATCGCCTGCTGGCGTCGACCCGTTTCGTTCAACGGCTGCGTTGAGCCACCCTCAACTGAAAAGTCAAATTCGCCAATAATGTCATCTCTTGTATAAGCAACGTAATGTTGCTGGTCGTCTTTGCCCGTAATGCGGACCATCTGATCGCGTGTCATGTACTGCTGCATCAACTGAATAACGTGACGGGCCACCTCACCAATACAAATTTCGACCATCGCCAACTTATCAGACGCGCGTGCATTCCCTGCATCTGCAATAATCGACGCCTCCGTCGCCGTACGACGAATCTCAGGCATCTGCCCACGGGCATATTCAGACACACCGCTGACAGTGTTAACATCATTTTCGATAATCGTAGAATGGTTGTACATTTCGGGCGCCAAAGGCACCTGCGGCAACGGTACAACAACCTCACCCAACGGCCTGTTCTCGTCCACAACGGGTACAAACCGTCCGTCGTCGTCGGACTCCAACGCTTCTCGCCCCTCAGGACCGAATGAACGCTCATGGTACAGATACTTGCGTGCATACCGCTTGCGATGGTTGACCATCTGTGTCCGCGTCTTATTCAACTCTTCCTGTAGCGACTCAATGGCTTCCAAGTCGCCCATCGGGTAGAAAGAATCAGGAATATCGTAATTGCGGAGTAGAACAAACGGATGCCCAAAGTTGTATGGCATCGGAATAGGATCAAGCAGATAGTCGTCTGCGCCATCGGCACAAACCGAGATCAAACCCTCGTCCAAATCATAGTATTCGTACAGTGTAACCCGTTCAATCAAATCAGAATACTTGTCGCGTTCATCGTCGTTTTCCCAACGAACCTTCAAGCCCGAATCGGCTTGCAGGTTCTGCCGAACACTTCTACGGAACCGCTTATCGCGTCGAACCTCCTCAATTGGACGTACAATCCGCTGGGCAATCCACTTAGCATCCTCCAAACAAGTGGCCTCAGGATCGACAAACATATCGAATGGTGAAATGCGTTCCACAAACGGCTGATCCTCCACAATTTCCATCTGTGTAAACGGAATCGAATCCTGTATCTCCTGATCTGTCGGCAAATCTCCCGCCATCTCAGGATTTTCGTAACCAAAATCGGCTGCCTCTACCTGTGCGGTAACGTATTCTTCCCCTATTTCGTATTCTGACCGCTCACGCTCTTCCTCAACGAACTTCCACCCGACCTTCATCCAACCGTGGCCCAAGATGAGAAAGTCTTTAACCGTGCGGCGGAACGGCTTACGGTAGTCGTGATGACGCCACAAATAGTTGGCGATAGCCTCAACAAAAATAGCGCGATCAGCGTCGTCTTCCCTGTTGGCAACCACCGTAATCTTCGGATGGTTCACCGCAACAGACGGAGCGATCACATTAATCGTAGAAAACGCCAAATTAACCGAAATACGATCAACGGGTGTACCAATACCCCCCACATCCCAATAGGTCTTACCACGGTACAAGTCAATCATGCGACGCCACTTGTCCTCGTAACCCTCGTCGTGGCGCCAACGCTTCGCCATCTCCAAGCGTTCTTTAGTGTTCTCGTACCGCTCCGAGCGGCTCTTTCGTGCCATAACCTACACCCAACGTCGCCCAACGTACACAGGGTCTTTCCCCGCTGCACGCGCTTCCGATAGTACCTTCTGTTCGCGCTCCTTCAACGTCATATGCTGCTCATCAGGCGGCAACTGGGAACGGTACCCGCGCCCAGTCACAACCGTCAAACTCAACGTCTTTTGACGAAACTCCCACATACGTTGCAACTCATCGTCAGACAGCGGACCCCGCTGTCCAACGATGTAGTCACAAAATTCCGTATAGGAAGCGTCAGCAGGTAGAATCAACGAACAGCAGAGTTGGGCTGCTTGGAAGCAGGCTCAACTTTGCCCGTCTTACCGTGCTGATTCTCAGGCGTCGAACGCGGACGAGTCCCCGCAGCCTTATCACCACGGTGAGCCTTGTCCTTGCCCAAGCCGACAGTAGCCTTCTGCGACCCGCCCGGTCGGGCGGGACCGTTGGACAGCATCGATGTCTTACCCAAAATGGGCTTACCGCCTGCACCAACGTCATTGTACTTAGCCATTCGGCCAATTGCCATAGGACTCTCCTTTGTTCAGTATGTCCTACAAGAATGCTTATGCTGTCCCACGCGACAGATGTATACCAATAGTATCATCCGTCGGGGCACCCGGCGGAATCTGCTTCATCCACCAATCAAACGTCCACGTATCATCCACATGCTGCACATACTCAGGCACATACGCGAACTTGCGCATCTGGTTCGCTACCGCCAACGCCATCACCCGATCATCATACGGTGAACCAGACATCGACCCACGATCATTCCGTACAAACGTACGCAACTCCGCAATCGTAGAATCACAATGCAAAATCAATTCATCGTTCTTCAAAGCCTTCGCCAAATCATCAATCATCAACGGCTTAGACGTACGAGTCGTCTTCCACCCATACTCCTGCGAAATACGCTGAGAAGACGTATTCAACGCACGCCGACGATACATGTTCGGATACCCCAACTGACGTAACACCGTAATCGTCGTCAAACCGTGGTTATTGGCCTCAACGCAACAAAGAGCGTTACCGTACCACAATCCCAAACGGTACACCTCGGTAGCCAACTCATCAGGCGGAATACGCCCATGCCAAACAGCGACCTGCTCGCCCTTCTTCGCGTCAATAACCTGAACACATGAATAATCGCCATGCCCCAACCCCTCAGCAGTATCCACACCCAAAACATACCCCGACCAACGCTCAGGACGCTCCCACACCGTCAACATCTGAACTCCAAAACATCCGTTTGGGCTTCATGGAGATAGCCGTCAACACCCTGTCGAACATGCACACGCATATCGTTAAGAACGTCAAGATCGAACACAGGGTTACCAGAACGAACAAATGCGTCCTCGGCACTCGTCGGATACTCCTGCGCGAGTTGCCACGGCAACATCGAATCCTTCTTACCTTCATACCAAGCCTCATCCCTATCCTCAGACGCAGACCACGGAAAAAACATAGCATCAAACTTGTTGTTCCCCGTAGACGCCCCATTCCACAACTGATGAAAAAAATTCCCCGACCCATTCGCAGTAGACAACCCGATAATACGGCCACCCACATCCGCAACAGGCTCAATAGACGCCCACGCCTCCTCAGGGTTCGGCAGAAACGCCCACTCATCCACAACCACCAACGTAGCAGACTCACCACGCGCAGGGTCAGATGCCGAAGGCATCGACGTAATCTGAGAACC